AGTATCTCCGCCGCGGTGATCCTGTGCAGGCGCGCCGGTTTCGACCGGCGAGTGGGGTTCCAAAACCTCCACGCTGGTAAGCCGGGGCGGACCCTGTCTTGACCCTCTCGCCAGAGAGACCGATTCAAGGCCAGTGCGACAGCTATATCATCGGCGGACTTGAGCAAAGGCGACCCTAACCCGGTCGCCTTTTTCGTTTGCATAGGGTGTAGGCAACTTCCGGGAAAATCTGACGATGGCTGTTCTGTCCATGAAATGGGCCGACCGCAATCTTGCGGAGTACGGCGACCGTATAGCGGAACTCAAACGGCGCTTCCCGACAGTTCTGCCGCGCATCGTCAATCAGGTCGGCAACAGGACGAAAACCGTTGTCATCCGCGAATTGACGAAACAGACGGGATTGCCGCGCGCCACCATCGTAAAGGCCATCGGCAATCCGGCAACCGCAAAGCCGGGCCGGTTCGTCTATGACATGACCACGCGGGGCGGCAACATTCGCCTTAAATATCTGCGCCCGAAGGAAACCGAAGCCGGCGTCGTGGCGCGACCATTCGGCAAGCCGATGCTCTATCCCGGCGCGTTCCTGCGTGGTGGACAGTTCCCCGACCGTAAGCTGGTGGCGCAGTTTAACGGCCATGCCTATTACCGGCTCAACCGCTCCGGCACGAAGATCACCTTCGCCCGCTCGGGGGTCTTCATCCCGAAGGAAATGACCAGCGGTGCGACAGCCGCAGCATTCCAGCGCATTGCAGCGCCCTTGCTGAAAGAGCGGGTCGAAGCCGCCCTTGCCAAGCTGGTCCCCTGACTGGCCACCCCGACCCTCGCCCTTGACCCGCCCCATACCCCCCTCGGTCGGGTCCTCCCCCAAAAGAGGCCAAGTAGCGGGTGTGGGCGACTGCGGGATTTCGCTCTGTGAAGAAAATTATAGGGGGGTTCCACCGCCCTTTCAGTGGAATCGGAATCAGATGGCAAAGAGCTATCCTGACGAGTTGCGTGAACAGGTTGTGGCCTTCATGGACGAGGGCCATACGGTTCGGGAAGCGGCGGCAAAGTTCAACGTCAGCCCGAGTTTCGCGGCCAAATCGCACAAGAAACATGCGGAAGCTGGCGAAAGCCTCCCGCTGCTTAACGAAACAGCACCTGCCGAACCGGAAAAGCCCTCGCTCGATATCGAAATCACCGCGTCCGAACTGGCGGAACTGCTGAAGGTTTCGAAGCGGGCGGTATCTGATTTCGTAGAGCGTGGAATCGTGGTGAAGACAGAACGGAATCGCTTCGATCTTCGCCAGTCCATCCAGCTTTACTGTGAGCATTTGCGTGGTGTTGCCGCCGGTCGTGGCGGTGACGGCGCGGATGTTCTGACTGCTGAACGCGCCCGACTGGCGCGCGAACAGGCCGACCAGACGGCCATGAAAAACGCAGCCATGCGCGGCGAACTGATTTCGATGACAGACGTGCGCAACGAATGGGTTTCGATAGGCCGACGCATCCGCAACGCCGTTCTGTCTGTGCCTTCGCGCTGTCGGCAGATGCTCCCGCATCTCACGACCTACGATGTGGACCTGATCGGTGAAGAAATCCGGTCGGCGCTTACCGAACTTGGTGACGAGGACGATGACAACGGCGCTGGCGACATTGCGGCGAGCGGTATGGGACAGCCTGTTGCCGCCGCCGAAACTTCGGCTGTCGGATTGGATTGAACATACCGTCCATTTGCCGGAGGGCGTTTCATCGCTGACCGGCAAGGTTCGGCTGTGGCCCCCGCAGCGTGAAATCGCCGACGCCATTGGCGATAGCGCGATTGAGCGGGTAACGCTGGTCAAGCCGGTCCGCGTCGGCTTCAGCATGTCGGTGGAACACGACTTCGGTTGCGGTGCGACCGATTTCCGCTTCGGCTATCACAACCCCGGCCAAGCGTAAGCCGCCTGCCTGACTTCGTTGGGGGAGCCGCCCGGCTCTCCCTTTCTTCGTCACGTTGATCGCAAGGAAGATCACCATGAAAAACTATCGAGGCCCCGCCGACACGGTGGAAGTCACCGCGCCCGCCGATGTCAATTCCGGCGACGGCGTTCTTGTTGGCAAGCTGTTCGGCGTAGCGGAGTTTTCCGCCAAGGCTGGTCAGCGCGTCAATATTTCCCGCTCGGGCATTTTCGCCCTGCCCAAGACGAACGCGCAGGCATGGGCCGAAGGCGCAGTCCTTTATTGGGATGGTACCAAGCTGACCACCGCCGATAATGCTGGCGCAAATACCAAGGTCGGTTACGCCGCCGCCGTCGCCGCCAATCCGTCGGCGACCGGCGACCTCATCTTGCATCAGTAAGATGGTGGACTGGCGAAAACTGGAAGCCGCCGTTGACCGGAAGGTTGGCGGCGCTTTTGGCGAAACGGTCCGCTTGTCGTTCATGTCGAACGGCAGGGCGGCCCCGGACCGCCCGCAGATCGTCATCCGCTGCGAGGCCCTTCACACGGAAGACGACACAACGCGACCGGCAGGCAATGCCGTCAGCGGCCCTCATCGCGTTCGCTTCGCTGCGGCGGATGCCGTTCTGTTCATTGATCGCTCGACATACCAAGGCCCGGTGCTTCAATCCGGTGACCGGGTGCGCGCGATGGACCGGGCTGGCGAACCGGCTTGGTCGGTTGATTTTGTCAGCGACCGGCATAGCAACCTTATCGCTGTCGCCCTGAAAGAGATTTAGGAGCCTCCTCCATGTCCTTCATCCGGTTTGCTGCCCGCATCTGCGCCGTGGAGGCGATCAAGGGAAACACGGTTGTCGGTTCCAACGTGCTGGACAGCGAAATCGGCGTGCTTGATATCGCTGCCGATGGCTCCTTGCGGACGGATAAAGATAAGCCTTTCATCTCCGTCTACACGGACGGCTCGAAATTGATAGAGGGCCTTGAGCTTCGCTCGCTGGCATCGCCGGGGCAACTCGATATCGTTTTTGAAGCTGGCGTGACCACGGCGCACGCCGTCACCGATACCGAGACGGACGAAAGCGTTATTCTCGGAATGCCCGCGACCGACGCGACGTTTGAGTTTCACCTTGATATGGCGCTTCGTCAGACCGGCGATGCTCTCAATGACTCGGAGAACGAATGGGCGGAAATCTTCCGCTCTCTCTGTTCGTCGTTTCAATCCGCATCGCGCTCGCGCATCAGCGGCGATACGAACGGCGTGCGGCTTGCTGCGCACCAACTGAAAATCACTGCCAATATGGTGGCCGAACCGTTGTGCGGGCAACCGCTCAATCCCGGCTCTCCTTTCGCCAAATTCGTTGCGAAGTGCGAAAGTGATCTTGCTCCGAATGATCCGTCCATGGCGGAAAAGATCGCCCTTATTCGAGCGCAGCTTTCAGGCGATGCCAACGAATTGCAGACGGCCATGCGGCGCTACGGTCTTATCTATGACGAGGCCGACGCCATGTTGATCACACCTTACGAGGGGTCGCCCTGATGGCCAGTTTGGTGGACCAGATCACGGACCTTTATGTACGGATGGCCGAACTTGAGCGCCGGAACCGCAACCGGCGGCGCAAGGGTACGATTGCGGAAGTCAGCGACGACAAATCCAAGTACCGCGTGAAGCTGTCCGAACAGGCGGGAAAGCCCTATCTGACACCTTGGATCAAGGCGCGGACGCTTGCTGCCGGTGGCGTCAAGGTTGATGTCCTCTACAGCGTCGGCGAACAGGTGGATGTTGTTTCCGAAAACGGCGAAATGACCGATGCCCAGATAGATTTTTCCACCTATAGCGACGACAACGCGCGCGAGAACAGTGACACGCCGTTTCATATCAAGATCGGCGATACCGTCATTGAAGCATCAGCGGGACAGGCGAAAGTCACGTCGCCAAAGGTGATTGTTGAATCGCCGAACGTGCAGCTCGGCGGCGACGGCGGCAAGCGTGTCGCCCGGATCGGCGACCTTGTACATGTCATGTCCGGTTCTTCATCGGGCAAGTGGCCGATTGTCGAAGGCTCGGAACACGTCTTCGCGGTGGACTGAGGAACGCCCCATGAAAAATTACAAGGTTCGAACCGGCTGCGAAATCGCCGGGCGCTGGCGGTCGGCTGGCGAAATCATCCCCCTGACCGACGACGAAGCCCGCGAGCTTGCGCCGCCCTTCGGCAATGTCGTTCTCCCTGAAAAAGAGGATAGCGCCCATGGCAAGCTCAACCGGCGTAAACGGCCAGACCGGCGCACCGCTGAATGATTGAGCGACGTAGGTGTGTTGCTGCCGTCATCGGCGGAGCCATTCGAAAAGGCGCTTGCCGCCGGTATGTCGGATGACCTGCCGATACCTTACGCGGTTCTGATGGACCCCTACCAGACGCCCGCACGGTTTCTGCCGTGGCTGGCCGTGCATCATTCGGTCGATCTCTGGTTTGATGATTGGACCGAAGAGCGCAAGCGGGAGATGATTGCGCAGTGCGCCGGGGTTTCGACGCTCTATCCCGCGTCTCCCTTGGGCGCGCTGAAAGGCACGCTTGCCGGGCTGAAACGCTACCTTGCGTTCGTTGATGCGGAAATCGTGGATCGCATTGCGCATCCGAACCGCTTCACCTTCGGGCGGGCGGTGATCGGACGAACCCCGATAGCGCATCAGCCATTCGTGGCGCATTACCTTGTCCGCGTCACGCTGACAGCGCCGAAGAACCGCTTTCAGATTGGCCGCAGCGCCTTCGGGCGGGCGGCAATGACGGCCATCGACCTTGAGCCTATTCGCCGCGCCAAACACGCCATGAAGACCGCCAAGACGCCGGAAACGATCTATTCGGTTTCCTTCGCATGGCGGCGCGGCATCACCTTTAACGACAACATTTTCATCGACGGAAGCCATGCCATCGGCGGTTACATGGATCGCAAGCGGCTGGATTGAGGGTAACGACACATGCAGCGCACTTCCTTTGCAGAAGCTGAAATCGCCGATCATGCAGATTTCGAAGCCATCGGCTTGCAGGCGCAGGCCGCAACAGATGGTCTTTGGCTGGATGCCATCGGCTATCCTGCCCATTGGGCCGCATTTACCGTCGCGCGTAAATCGGCGCAGGAAATCACGGTTTCGGCTGGCCGTTATGTCGCCGGGGAAATCGTCTTTGCGCAGGAAGCCCCCACCGATATGAACCTTCAGCTTCATATCCCGTTGGCTGCTTCCGACCAGCGTTGGGTTGCGGTCCTGCTTCGCGGCAAGGAAGTGACGGACACGGCAAACCGGCCTTTTGAAACTTCCGATGATCCCGAAACCAGCGTTATCGTGAACCGCACCACGCCGAAGACAATCCGCCGGGTCGTTGAACTCATCGTGCAGCCGGGCGATGCAAACCCGGTCCCGGTCAAGCCGGTAGTTGCCTCCACCGATGCATGTATTGCCTTCGTACTGCTGACCTCTTCGGGCATTGACGCTATCGAGCCGGGCAACAGCGACCGTGTAAAAACCCTCTATGAAGTGGAGGGCCGCGTAACGGCGCTGGAAGTCGATCTGGACGCGCTCTTTATGCGGACCGAGACGATTGAAACGCAGATCGTCAACATCAAGGCCAAGCTGACGGAAATCCCGCGTCCGGTCATTATTCGCCAGATGCAGCGCGACATTGGTGCGGCTCGCCTGAAAGTCGATCTGCCGGACGAGGCACGCGCCTACGTGTTCGATAATGGCTTGATCCCTGACCGTTGGGACATGACGCATGTTGACTGGCTTGCCCGTATTGAAGAGGGTATTCGCTTTGGCTTTGCCGCCGAAGCGCAGGCCCGGCTTGAAGTCCAGGCGGAAGATGATCCGAAGATTTATTTTCGTGGTCGGCGCATGGTGCCAGCCTTTGACGAAGTGACCCGCATCGCGAATACCTCTTTGGATTCGACGCTGCTGATTTCGCAGTTGGTGCATACCGAGATTACCGCCATCCGCAAGGAAGCCTCTCGCGTTCGCGTCACGTATGGTCCGACGCAATGGGCTTGCGAAAATCAGGCTGGCTGGTCGGCTCTCGGCGGCGATGCGCGTGTCGGACAGATATTCAACATCGGCGGCGAGGAATTCCAGATTGTCGATATCCGCGCCAACGGCGGTCCCGGCCATCAAACCTATGGCGTCCGGCAAATCCGATATGAGTCCTATAACGAGGTCTATTGGGAGTACGTCACCGAACAAATCGGCCTAAACGGCTCGATTTATGGACAGACCTTCCTCGTTGCCCAGCCCATGCAGGCGACCAGCCTTGAACTGTCATTTGCCCGTGTCGGCAATGACGGTGATGTGCACGTCCTGATCGTGGAAACCACGACAGGCGGCGTTCCGCGTTTTGATGCGGTGCTGGCAAAAGGCATCCTGAAACACGCCGATATCAAGGTCGGCTGGAATAAGGTTGAACTGCCGATCACGCTGCTGGAAAGCGGGAAGCGCTATGCGTTTGTGACCGTGACGACCGGTGCGCATGCGCTGCATATCTCGGCTTCGAACAAGTACACGGGCGGAACGCAGTTTCTCACGACAGACGGCGCATTTGCGCAAGGGTCGATGGAAACCGATATTTGCTTCAAGCTGAATGCGGCACGCTATCGCAGTCCGCGCACGGTTATTCCGATGCAGGCGCTGAACCTCGCGGATGGCATGACACAAATTGACATGCTGTTTGCCGG